GGGTATAAAAGGGTGTAAAGGTCAGAAAGGCCAAAAGGGTGAACAGGGGCAAAAAGGTCAAAAGGGGATTATAGGAGAAACAAATAAAGGAGAACCTGGTATTACTGGACCAAAAGGTGATAAGGGGGATACAGGTGGTGGTGGAACACAAGAACCTATTAGAACTGGAAAAACTATATGGGTTGATCAAAAATATGGTAATTCTCATAGTTTATCAGATTATGAATATTTTGGAACATATGATTCTCTTTCTTCTATAAGTGGTGCTTATAAAACTATTACTGAGGCCATCAATGTAGCACAGAAAGGCGATACGATTCAAGTTTTACCAGGTAATTATCCTGAAGATACTATATGTATACCTGAAAATGTAACATTAGTTGGTGTTGGTGGTTATGAAGTTACAACTATATCAGGAAGTGGTGTTCCAGGTTCTGCTTCCGATTCATTTGGCTATTTTAATTCTCCAAATACTCGAGTTATTATGTCACCAAATTCTACTTTACAAAATTTTACGATTGTTTGTCCTTCATCTAGTGGGGCTGCTGGTATATTATATGATCATGAATTACCATATACGTGTGGTGTAAGATTTTTAAAATTAATTGGAAGTGCTAGTACAACAGAAGGATATCCGTCAGGGTCTGGTATAGGTCCAGATGGAATAAGAATTAAAGGAGGGGAGATTATTGGTTTAGAGATTAGAGTTGGTCCAGGCAAATTTAATTCTATCTTAGATGTTTCTGAGGGTGGTGGCCCAAACGCTATTTCAAATAATTGTTCTAATAGTGTCTTAGCAAATACATCTAGTGCAGGTGTTTTAGCAGCACAAGCTATACATATACCACCTCAACCCCCGAACAATGATCGTCCACATATAATTATAAATGGAGCTAAATGTAATGGTATATCTAATGAAAATGCTTCGGTCAGTGGATATAAAGGAAAAACTGGAACAAGGTTACAGTTGCTAGATTTTAATTGTGGAACACAAAATGTAGAAAATGGATTTAATTGTGGAACAGGGACAAGTGTTTTATTATCTAACAATTTATTTGATTTAACAAATGGTTTATATATAACCACAAATGATGCACAAGTAGATTGTTTGGGTGGTAAAATAGATGTTAGACAAACTGATGGAGGTATTAATACTAATACTGGATTTAATATAAAAGTAGATGATAATTTAACAGGTATAGCTTCTGGTCCAAATCCAAATAGTGTAGTTAAAGTGACTTCACAAACTGAACCTATATATAGTATACCTTGCGAATGGATAAATTCTGATCATGCTTTTGATTTTTTTACACAAAAAAATACTTTTGAAAAAAATACAACGAAACAATTATGGGGTGCCGATAAAGTAATTGGTCATCCAGAAAAAGGTTCTAGTTTTTTTTCAGGTGAAGGTATACCTTATAGTTCTGATATAACCGTTTTTAGTGTATCTAACCAGATTGGTCTAGAACAACCTCCTAGTAGATATATATGGGATTCTGCAGGACCGACAATTAAATCAAGTTTAGAAACATTCTGTAATAATATATCGCAGACACCACCACCATCATCTTCATCCAATCTTAATATTACAGATATTACAGAAAGTGCTCAACAAGATGATAGTAATAATTTTACATTTAATAGTACTTCAGCTGGTGAAATATTAATGTGGTGTTCAAATAGAAAAAATGAAAGTTGTGAATTTTTGAAACATTGGTCTATTAATTTAACTAGTGTTTCTAATGCTGTGATAGATGATTATCTTGTTAATGATCCAGATATCTCGAATGGTGGGCTACAAATTGATACTATTTTTGCAGAAAATATAGCACTTGGAGGCCCATATTTACCTAATGAAAATGAAATATACGGATTACAGCCTACTGGTTTATGTAAATTCGAGGTTTATAGTAATGAATATGGTTGGTCTAATAATATATATTCAGCTAGTTATACAAATGCTGAATATTCTGGAGGAGTACTTAATAAAGCTGAAGGTGAAAATTATTTTGGTGCTATGTCTGTACAAACCAATGAACAAAATAGATATGCGAATCAAGTTATGATGCGAAGTAATTCAATAGAAGATATAAGATTTGGTATAAATAGTGAAACACCATGGGATTCAGTATCTTTTACTGATGCGAATGGTAATACAACAGAAGGTTATTGGATGAGGGCTGTATTATTATATGATTGTTCTCAATTGCCAACTTTTAATCAATTAAAATTAGAACCAGCTACATTTAGTTTAAATAATATAGGTCAAAGATTATCATTTGGTTTATCTATGTGGAGACAAACAATTATAGCAATTCAAGGGACTGGTAATGGAGCAGCAACATTTTCTACAGAAATAGTTGATGAACCAAATGATTTTGATGGTATAAGATTAAGAATAGCTAGAATAAAATTAAATACTACAAATGATTATGTTAATTATATAGTTCAATTACCAAATGGTATATGTACAGCTTACCCTCTTAAATTAAAATGGACTATAGTATCAGATGTAAATACTGTAGATTGGGGGGCAATACGTATAAGAACTAAAAATATTCCTATAGCAGGTAATTTAACACCTTATAAAGGTAATAGACCAGATATGGTATATAGAAGTGATGACTATACACCATATCAATTATTAAGTACTAATCCACAACCATATGGTGGTAAATTAATACAAGATTTTATAGTAGATACAACCTTGGTAGATACAACTATTTCTTTAACAGGCAGAAAATTTGGCTATTTAACTTGGAATACTAGTATAGAAGAATTATCAGAAGGAGATTATATAGTTATAGAAATAGCGGCAACAGATAGTAATAGTGATTTTGCTGCTTTAAATATTATTGCAGAAGGTGTAACATTTTCAGAAGGTATACCACAAGACATTGGTCAACAATTAATTAATGTTGAAACGTATGTTTAAATTGTTTATATAAGTTTTAGATTTTATTATATTATAATATAACAATATTATATAATGGGGAGATTTGGTTTAGATCTATCATCTGTAATTGCTTTAGGATTTACAAGGACAATAAATAATGTAAATAATTACCAATTTAATGAAACAGAAGTTTCTGAAATAAGATCATTATTAAATAATGATTTAAATATAAAAGGAGAAAAAGGTTATAGAGGTGAATCGGGTTCTAAAGGTTCTAAAGGAGAAACTTCAGAATGCCTTGAATCTAGAGATTTAGATATATATAATTACACACCTTCATCTAGTGGTAATTATAATATTAATTCAGAAGATTGTAAATGTAAGGATTCGCCTTATATAATACCTTTTAAAAATGATGAAAATAATAGAGATTCAATAATCTTAGATAATACAAATATATTTACTATTAAAGAAAAAGCAGTATATTATATAGAATGTTCAATTAATTGTGATTATCTAGATACTTATCAAGACTTTGATGCTTTTATAATGTTATATACTATAGATGAAAAAGGTAACCTTAATCCACTAGAAGATACTTTATATGAACAGAGGCTTAATTCAAGAAATAATAAAGTAAATGTAAATAATACAGGGGTAATTAAATTAATAACACAAAGGACCCTAAATATTGATCAAAAAATATGTATAGGTATATGGTTTAATAATTTAGCATTTTTTATTGAAAACGAAAAAGTCCCTAGTTTATATATTTTATCTGAAAATTCTAGTTTAAAATTTCAAGTTCTTACTAATAATTTTAATGTAGGAATTCAAGGTAAAAAGGGTGAACGAGGTTTAACTGGTGAAAGAGGTTTAGATGGAATATTAAGTGAACCTAGAGAAATGATAACATTTAATTGTAATATATTAAATGATATTTCAATTAATCATGAATCATATAATTCTATTGATAATTACTATACATTTGAATTAAGTAGTATTGAAGAAAATTTAAGAAATCATATATTTATAAATGAACAAGATAATAGAAATTTAATAGTTAATGAAGAAGGTTGGTATTATATAGAAATATCATTATATGTTGAAATAATTGCAAGAACACAAGATTTTCAGATTCATACAATATTAAATAAATATGATGAAACTTCTGGAGAATTTATAACTTTAAATGATACTTTAAGTATTCAAAGAGTATCTTATAGAGGTAAAAGAATATATATGGTAAAATTAATTACAAATAAAAGGTGGAATTGTAATGATAAATATAATATAGGTATATGGTTAGAAGATTTATCATTTAATTTAGATGATAATATAGATACTCATCCAATAATAAATATTATTAAAGACAAATCTAGTATTTTAATTCAAACATTAACAAATAATTTTAGTGTAGGTATTCAAGGGGAAACTGGAGAACAAGGTGAAAAGGGTGTTAGAGGTATAGCAGGACCTCCAGGTCTATTACAGTATGCTATATTTAATAGTGGAGATAATAGTGAAAACTTAGATATAACTAATAATAATAATAATATATGGTATAAAAACTGGGAGAATCCTATATATAAAGATGGAGAATTCTTACAACATGATATACAGGGGGAAATAATACATGATATTGTAGATGGGGGGCTATTACATGATAACTTATTAATAAAATTTTGTACTATTAGTCAAGCTATTGTTATATCAAATAATTTGGAAAATTGTATAGGATTTTCGTATTATTTTCAAGGTGATAATATATTACCATATGCTTTTATAAAATGTTACTTTAAAACACATAATAATGGAATTGGTAATCATGATTTAAGTAATACAGAAAATTGGACAAGTCATGTGAAAATCTATAAAAATATAAGTAATTATATTACTATTAAAACATCTGGATATTATTTAATAAATTACACGGTATTATTTGATTGTATTCAAGGTGGTTTTTTTGATATTTTCCATGGGATTTATAATTATGCAAATGGTAATCCTGATATTATAGATAATACGATGAAGAATGCTTTTAGTAAGAGAACTGATACAGCAAAAATTATATGTTCTTCTTCGCCAATGATATATTTAGAAGAAGGTATGAATATTGCAATAGGTTTTACTTTAGGAGATGTTAAAGTAATAGATGAAGATTCTTTAAATAATGTTCAATTAATTAGTAATTCTGATTCTAAATTGGCGATTACAAAAATGACTGTTGATTTTACTGAAGGGGATAATAATTTTAAAGGTCAAAAAGGTGAACCTGGCACTAATGGAGTTGAGGGACAAAAAGGGGAACCTGGCACTAATGGAGTTGAGGGACAAAAAGGGGAACCTGGCACTAATGGAGGTGAGGGACAAAAAGGTGAACATGGCACTAATGGCACTAATGGCATTAATGGCACTAATGGAGAAAAGGGAGAAAAAGGCGACTCTAGTGGATTAAATAATCAACCTGGCGATAAAGGTCAAAAAGGTGAACCTGGCAATAATGGAAATGATGGCACTAATGGCACTAATGGCACTAATGGCACTAATGGCACTAATGGCTCTGATGGAGAAAAGGGGGAAAAAGGCGATGATTGTATTTGTAATAATAATAATACATCTACATTTAGCCATGTAATAGCAAATAAATCTTTAGTAGCACATAATTTTAATGCAGAATGCAAAGTTGAAGATGTATGGACATATTTTGGAGTTCACGATACACAAGGTAATATGATCCCTGGAACTTTTGAACATTTACATATAGAATTTATACCAAATAATACTACAATAGAATTTGAATTAAATTGTTATGTATCAGATTTAAATAATATAAGTACTGGCGATGGATATGAAGCAATATTTGCCCGTCTTGTTGATCCATCTGCATCTGACACAGATTTTTCTCAACATGTTCTACATCAGATTGATAATTTTCAAGAAGTATATATTCAATCTAATCCAAATACATATCAGTTTGTAACTGATAGAAATTTGTCTGGAAATTTTACTAGTAGTATTACTATAAAATGGCAATTACATTTCCCTACGTCAACCCACTCGACAACTTATACAATTGCTCCACAAATAAAATGTAATAATGGAGGGAATTGTAAAATTAAATTTGGAAATATTTTTGGTTTTCAATTTCACCCTATAATATTTAAAGCTACTACATTTGCAAATTCTTATAATACTGTATTATCTGGTGGACCAAATGGTTATTCAGATATACTTACAGTTTGTAATGGTGAATTGAAAAATACTTAAAAATGGGAGAATTATTATATTAAATGCATATAAATGTAATTAATTTGGATATATCAAAAGATAGACTAAAACATATTAATGATGAATGCTTAAAAAATAATATCAAATATAATAGATTTCCAGCTATAAATGGATCAACATATCTTTTAAATGATATTGAATCCGATTATTTATCAAATTTAGATTATGATAAAGATGAAGATAAAGGAACACTTGGGTGTTTTCTATCACATATTAAATTATTAGAAAAATTTAAAGAGACTGACGATGAATATATGATCGTTTGTGAAGATGATATAATATTTAACCTTGATTTTATACATATAACAAAAAAATTAATTGATATTATAAAAGATTATGGATTTATTAATTTATACAGTGATTTCCCGGAACCTTCAAATAAAGATAAAGAAATATATAAAATAGATAATAATTATACATTATATGATAATACTGAAACATGGGTTGGACAAGGATGTGTTTGTTATATGATTAGTAAAGAATACTGTATTGATATCTTAAATAAATATTATAATAAGGAATGTAATGCTGCAATAGATTTTTTTTTTGTATGGTCTATGGAGAAACAATCATATATTTATCCACCTCTCGTAAATTTGGGAAATTTTAATTCTCAAAGAGAATATATAGATTGTATGGATTATAGTAATATAAATAGTAGTAATATAAATAGTAGTAATATAGTTCTTAACTTAAAAAGTATGTTTAATATAAATAAAATCAAATGTTATATTATTAATTTAGAAAGGTGCCCTAATAAAAAAGCAAATATGATAGATAGATTAGATAGATTTATATATCCTTTAATTCCATATGAAATTATAAATGCTGTAGATGGTCGGAATATAAATGAAGAATATATGAAATATAATAATTATAGTATTTTAGAAGAATGGAAAGATCCTTCAAATAATAGAAAATTAACATTGGGTGAAATAGGTTGTTCACTTAGTCACTATAATATATATAAAACTATTATAAAAAATAAAGATGAATATGCAATTATTCTAGAAGATGAT